GTGGCAACGAGGACAGCGATGGGAGCGGTGCCGCAGCACCAGAACGACGCAGAGATGCGAAAGGACGGTTCAAGTCTGCAAAACCCACTCCATCCCCATCAAGAATGACTTCAAGAATTCGAAGTATGGGAGGCCCAAGGGGGCCAGGAGTCATGTCAAGAGTAAGCAATATTGCTAGCAGATTCGGCAAAAGCGGGCTAGGCAGGGGATTGGGAGTCGCTAGCAAATTTGCGGGTAGAGCCGCGATGCCATTGGCAGTTGGGATGGAAGTATTCAGTGCAGGTTCTAGTATAATGGAAACAAACCGGGCTGAAGCAGCGGGCGAAATAACACGCAAACAAGCAAATCAGGCGAAAGGAAAAACGGTAGGTGGCGCAGCGGGGGGACTTGCGGGGGCGGGGGCAGGAGCAGTAGCAGGGGCTGCAATTGGGTCTGTTGTTCCTATTGTTGGAACTGCGATTGGGGGGTTGATAGGCGGTGCTGCAGGATACTGGCTAGGAAAAAAAGCTGGTGAAACGGGCGGAGAAGCATTAGTGAAAGGTCTATCAAAAGACCCAGAAGCTATAACAGGTGACCCGTCAGGGAGACTAGCCTATGCTAACGCAGTGGAAGGATCAACCGTTCCCACAAGTGCAGCTGCTCCAGTTATCAACAACACCACTAACAACGTCAACAATGTTACGAATGGCGGACAATCTTCACAGGGAGCAAGCATATCACTCCGAGATACTCATAGCAGTTACATGCGATTCCGAGATAACAGAATGTCTCGCGTCATGTAAAAAAAAGAGGGGTCGATTAAGACCCCTCTTTTCTGTTATAGCTACTGTATGAAGTTAATCTTCTGCCAGCTTGGCAAAGTAACTCAGTGTGTCATCGCTATCTTCTTCTTCTTCCATCTTTGCTGTCTTTGCCTTGGGCGCTGATGCCGACCGCGGAGCAGGAGCATCCATGATTGCTTCATCTTCCATCATCTTGTCAGCAGTCATCTTTACTGCGGGACCACCCTTGAGCACCATGTCCAGCTTCTTCTTCAACTCATCATATGACTTGAAGTTCTTTGCATCTACAAATTCCTGTAGTGAATGTTGCTGATTCCAAATTGCTTCAATGGCATCATCTGATTCTGCTACAGCTGAAGATGTATCAAATTCTGACTTGTCATAGTTACGATATCCTTCGACATTGCGAATCTTCAGTTTGAGATTTGCTCCCTTCCAGAAATCAAACGGATTCACAGGTGCCTCATCCTCAAACTGCGGCTGCATGACATCCTTGATTTTATCAAAGATTTTCTTGCCATACTTGTACAAGAACACCTTGCCTTCGTTCTCAGGATTCGTGCTATCCTTGATGACAAGAATGTTTGAGATGTACGACAACCTGCGCTTTTGCTTACGAGCGATATCCTTGTTGCTCTCAACACCTGAGTTCCATAGTTCACTGTTCAACTCGGAAACAGGATCGGGAAGATTCAACGTGGTCAAGCTGTTCTCGATATACCAGCGACCTGAAGGACCTTGAAACCCGTGATTCCAAACGCGCACCCAGGGAAGTTCCTCACCTTTGGGCGGAGCTAGGAAACGAATCACGGCATAACCATTTCCTGCCTTGTCTACTGCGGGACTCCAGATACGGTCATCATCTCGCCGTTCTCCTGCAGCGGGCTTGGCAATCTTATCAACTTCCTTCATGAGTGAGTCGAAGTTGCCACGTGACTTGCGTAAATCGGATAAACTTGTGTATGACATTGTGTTACTCCTAAGTATGGCGGTGTATGAAATGCTGTATGGTACCACGGTATGTACTACCATATTATTTATACTACTCACACAATCATGAACGCCTTTTCTGTAATATCTAAAAACTTTTTCTTGTTGACATTGACAAAAGGCGAATACTTATGAATCGTGCGTGCTACTGAACTCCAAACAGGGTCCAAGAATAATCCCTCATCAACCCTATAATTAAAGTTAAACAATTTATTCAAAATAACAAGTGTCTCTAAGTGACATTTTTTACCAAGATAGGATTTCAGAATTATAGGATGTCCTTCATCACAATTCCATAAATCATCAATGGAATGTGCCAATGATGCCAAATATTCAACATCTTGCTTGTAGACATAGGACAAACTTTCTTGAACTCGTAACCATTCCATGTACACTTCTTCACCTTCGGGTGCATATAACGCGCCCCACTCACTCCCGGAAAGAAAATTTGCAACCCAGTAATTGGTGAATTTATCCTTGTCATGATTATACAATTTAAGGATTTTTTCCATTTGTTTACTGAATCGTTCTTTGACACCATTCTTGGGACGTTTCGGGATTACACCACTACGAACATCAAAGGTATCAGAATTGAAGTGTAATCGTATTGTTGTGTAAATCCGATACGCTTCATCAATTGTCATGCTGGAAGTTTACCTGTTTTTTTCAGTAGATTCAGCTCTTCCGCTTCTGCTCGAATCTTTTCTTTCAGAGAAGATGAAATTAAGTTTGCCATTGCCACGGGTTCAATGTTCCGTTCCTCACAATATTCAAGCAATCGTTCCATGCATCCAATCTTGCGTGCTGCTGCCTGTGTTTCTATGGCGATGGAAAAATCTTGGGCACTCGTAAATTCTTTCGTAACCAGATATTCCACAGAAAGTTCGGGATTAGCCGGCTGTCTTTCTGTTTTGATTTTCTTTGTCATTATATGATTTCACCACGTAGAAAATATGATTTCCAATTTGTTTGATGGGACGGGCAAATCCCCAATTGGGTTTTACTGATGTATTATGGAAGTATAACGCATTCTTAATACTAACTAACCGCACACCACGGGTCAAGACCTGCATCGCGACCGTGTTTGCCTCTGCATATAATTTCGGATTGAACGTGGTTTTGGGTCCACAGGTCCATGAAAACTGGCATCCCCGGCTATTCTTTTCATAGACAACACCACACACCGTCTTGGGAAATCCGCGGGTTCTGACACGATTCATCGTGACCGTGGCAACTGCCAACTTTCCCTCATATGATTCCACGGGAGCTTCATAAAAAATGTTTTTTGCCAGACAGGTTAATTCTTTGCTATCCACTTGCAATAATTTTTCAAATGGCTTGGGTGGAGTATGTGTTTGGTGAGGATTGAACGGTATTAAACATGTTACACATACTGCTGTGAGTAGTATTTTATACATTGCACCTCCCTGGTGTGAGAAACGTTGTGTACTGCTTTAATAATAACACAGTACACAACGTTTGTCAATGGTGTATCTAGGAGACTAGTTTACCTTGACTAGAATGAGCATGTGTTAGAATTACAAAAACTCCCCTTGGGGCAGTCATCATTGTCGTTGCAAAATTGTGCAACAATGTATATTGAATTATCAGATTCATCAACACTGAGATATTTTTCATCCATAATGGTATCTAATTCCGAGTCAGAATCAATGAACACGCCCATAACAATTTGCCCCCTGAATGTTTTGCCATCTTCAGTGAATGTCAATTTTGCAATGTATTTTCCTGCATTTATATTCCCAGGGGGTGTAACTGATACATGTGCTACTCCTCCTTCAGAAGTTACCGTTACCCAGGGCAATGCTTTATAATTGATGTAAGGAGTGGTAAAGTCAACATGTGAAACCGTCATTGTAGGATACACTTGAGTGATTTCAATGGTGGTAAGAACACCACGCTCCACTACGAACATTGTATTTTGTGGTACTCCAACCATGAGATTTCTTGTATCATATACAGCTGCTCTTGCTATTTTATTGGGAGTTGTTCCATAAATTGTTTCATTACGAAACAACATGTCATCATTGGCATCATCTAAAAACAATGTTTGTATTTGTGATGCCGTAGACACAGAGTTTGCTTTGATGTATTGACAAATTGCTCCAGATACCACTGCGGCAGCAATGGAAGTCCCTGACTTTTCCGCTAACCCTCCGGTAATATCAGCAGACATGACATCAACACCAGGCGCAGCAACATCAACCTCTGGACCCCAATTACTTGAAGACCCCGTGGCCCATGCAATAACTCT